TGGCGGCGCTGCTGCGCGATGCGCTGGCCCCCAACCTGGTGCAGACGCTGGAAGGCACGCCGGCCTTGGTCCATGGCGGGCCCTTCGCCAATATCGCGCATGGCTGCAACAGCGTGATCGCCACGCGCCTCGCGCTCGGCCTCTCGGATGTGGTGGTGACGGAGGCCGGCTTCGGGGCCGATCTCGGCGCCGAGAAATTCCTCGATATCAAATGCCGCGCGGCGGGGCTGGAACCCGGCGCGGCGGTGGTCGTCGCCACCGTGCGCGCGCTGAAGATGCATGGCGGCGTGGCGAAATCGGCGCTCGGCACGGAAGACGTCGCCGCCGTGAAGCGCGGCGTGGTCAACCTCGCCCGGCATGTCGAGAATATGGGGAAATTCGGCCTGCCGGTCATCGTCGGGCTGAACCGCTTCAATGGCGACACCCCGGCCGAGATCGCCGCGGTGGGCGAGGCCATGGCAGCACTCGGCACGGAAGCGATCCTCTGCACCCATTGGGCCGATGGCGGCGCGGGGGCGGAGACGCTGGCACGGGCGGTGATGCAGCGGCTGGAAAGCGGCGCCGCGCGCTTCGCCCCGCTCTATCCCAGCGCGACCAACCTCGCCGGCAAGATCGGCACCATCGCGCGGGAGATCTATCGCGCCGGTGTTCCTTGACACCAGAGATTTAAATTCCGGGACTGGCCGGAACCCATTGGGACGTCACGGGACGCGCGCCTACAGCTACCGCCAAAATTTGGCGCCTCGGGCGATGCGCGCGGCGGCGCCTGCGGTTTTTGAATACCGGCGCCGATCGGCCGTGCGTGCCACGGGATTGTTGAATTCGCGGCGGGCCTTCGGCCAGCTTCTCAGCCGGGTCTTAAAGGCGGCTGCGATGGCGTCTGAATGCGCGGCGGCGGCGGCGGCCATGGATGCCGCGCTGCAGGCGGCGGCGAACGAAAAGCCCGCGCCGCGCCGCCGCGGGAAGCCGCTGGACGGCACGGCGGAGCCGCTGACGGCGGATTAAGAGGCGAGTTCTTAGATTGCGAAAGCTTGCCTCTTAGGCCGGTTTCGGTTCATCCGGCAGGACTTCGATGTCGTCATCGTCTGCCGCCGGCGGCTGGTCTTCCGGGCCGCCGGGGTTATCCCGGATGATTTCATAGGCGTTGGCGGCCATGCGCAGCCGCTGGATGCGCGGGCGCTTGCGGCCGAACAGGGTTTCCACCATCGCCAGGCAGCGTCCCAGTTCCTGTTCATCCACCTCTGTCGCCTCGCCGGCCTGCTGCTTGGCCCGGATGCGGGCGGCAACGCGCAAAGCGGCGGAAATCCTGGCATGCGGCGGGGCTTCCGGCTGCAATTCTTCGGCGACTTCCAGGCCGGACAACAGATTTTCGAAGTCCACATACCGCAAAGCGGGCGGTTCAGCCGCCAGGGCGTCTCGCATCGGGCCTTTGCCGGTTGCCAGCCATTCCAGCGCGACGCCGCAAGCCGCAGCCAAGTCTACCAGCGCCTGCGCCTTCATATCGCGGCCAGCCAAATAGTTGCCGAGCGTCGCAGGCGCCATGCCTGCGCGCCTCACCACCGCAAACTTTCCGCCCGCCTCGTCCACAGCTTTCTGAAGCCGCTGGGCACGAGATTCGATTTCGGAGTTCCGTTCTGGAACTCCGAAATCCTCATCAGAATGCCCGGTCACGCCTTAACTCCTTGAAAATACGCCCAAAGATTCCGAATGGGGCCTTTTGTGAACTCCGAACGGGACGTTTTGCCGAATAGGGGTTGCATATCACGCCTTCGTTTGGGTAGTGTTGCGGCAACACGGGGCGGGGTTCGTCCCATTTGGGTTTCGCGTGAGGGCTGGATGGGACGGAGTTCAGTCGCCGAAGCTGGTTGGGGGCGGGACCGCATCAAGGCGGAACTGCAACGCCGACATGGTGCCATCACGGTTCTCTCCGTCGCGTGGGGATACAACCGGGCCGCAATCACCTGCGCACTGCGAAAGACCGATTACTCGATCGCCCTTGAGCGCCGCATCGCCGAGGCCCTGTCGGTCCACCCTCATCGTATTTGGCCGGCGCGTTGGCTTCCAAATGGAACGCCGCGCCTTAGGCCCGTTTTCGAAACGCACCGTAATCGTTCAGCGCGGTGCGGCGATAGTCAGAAAAGGGACGCCGCTTAATCATGACAGGTACAGAACTTCACGTTTCCGAGATCAAAGTCGGACGACGGCTGCGCGCCGCAGACCCCGATTGGGTCACCGCCATCGCCGAAAGCTTCCGGGAGCGGGGACAGCGCACCCCGATTGAGGTTCGCCCGGAGGCCGGCGGCTTCACCCTGGTGGCCGGCCTGCACCGGCTGCGGGCCGCCCAGGCGCTGGGCTGGGAGACGATCCTGGCCAGCGTCTTCCAGGGTTCCGACCTGGAAGCCCGGCTGGTCGAGATTGACGAAAACCTGATGCGGCGGGAGCTGTCCGAGCTGGACCGCGCCGTGTTCCTGGCGGAACGCCGGGCGGTCTGGCAGCAGATCCACCCGCACACCGCCAAGCCGGGCCGGCGCATTAGAGACAAGTCTGTCTCTAATAGCGACGCGCCGCTGGAAGAGCGGTTCAGCGTGGCCACCGCCCGGAAGCTGGGGCTTTCCGCCCGCACGATCGACCGGGCGATTGCCCGGGCGGACATCGCGGCCGATGTGCGCGCCCAGCTGACCGGGCATCCGGTGGCCATGAAGGGCGCCCAGCTGGATGTGCTGGCCGGCCTGGCGCAGGTGGACCAGCGGCGCGTAGCCGCCGCCCTGCTGGCGGAAGACAGCCCCGCGCGGACCGTGGCCGAAGCCCTGCAGCGGCTGGGGCTGGCGCAGCCCCGGCAGGAACAGCCGCGCGATGAACGTGACTACGCCAAGCTGCTGGTGCTGTGGACCGGCGCATCGGATGCGGTGCGCGCGAATTTCCGCGCCTTCCTGGCGAAGGTGGCGGCATGAGCGGCCTGCGAACCGTGACGGAGGTCGCGGCCGGCGCCCTGCTGTTCGCCGCGATGATGTTCGCGGTGTTCTGGGGCACCCCGCTGGTGCTGGTTGCCCTGGGGGTGGCGCCATGAGCGGCCGCGATCCCCAGGACATCCACGCGCGGATTGTCCAAGCGCTGAAGGATGGCCCGGCCGCGTCGAAATTGGCGGCGGAGACCCGGATGCCGCTGTCGACCCTGCTGCGCATTCAGGCGGGGATGGAGCCGAGGCTCAGCCAAGCGATGAAGATCGCCGAAGGGCTGGGCGTGCGCCTGCACTGGCTGGCGACAGGGGAAGGCCCGATGCGGCGCGATGCCGTGCCGCCGGCGCCCATGGTTTCCAAGGATGATGTCCCGCCATTTAGCTGCTCTGAACCTTGGCTCACGGCGCGGGCCGTGCTGTTCGGTGCGCTGACGCAGGCCAGGCGCTGAGCATGCCGCCGCGCGCCCCCATCCCTGGACAGATGGACCTGTTGACCTGGCAGGCGCCCCAGCCGGTGGCGAGCTTCCCGGCGGACCAGGTGCGCGCGGCCAGCCTTTCCCAGCGGATTTCCCGGGCCGTGGCCGCCACGCTGCGGGACTGCAAGCTGGACCGCGAAGAGGTGGCGCAGCGGATGGGCGAATACCTGGGCGAGCCGGTGCGGGTGCCGTCCCTGGACGCCTACGCCAGCCAAGCGCGCGAAGGCCACCGGGTGCCGGCCTGCCGGCTGATGGCGCTGGTGCATGTCACCGGCGATGCGCGGCTGCTGCAGCTGCTGGCCGATGAATTCGGGCTGGCGGTCATCGAACGCCGCTACCTGCCGCTGATCGAGCTGGCCGCGGTGCGCGAGCACGAAGACGAAGTCCGCCGCCACGCGGAACAGCTACGGCGCAAGGCGAAATCAGGGGGGCTGCTGTGACCCGGTTCGCACGCGAATGGTTTACTGCCGCTGATTTGGCGGCCGAAGCGCTTGACGGGGCGCCAACTACCGAACGCGGCTGGGCGCTGAAAATTCAGCGGGCCGGCTGGGAAAAAGCCGACCGTCAGGGCACCGGCTGGCGCACCCGCGCCGGCCGCGGCGGCGGCGTCGAGTACCACATCGGGAACCTGACCGAAGCGCAGCAAGCCGCGCTGGCGGTCCGCTACCCGGCGGAAGCGCGGGGCGAGGCCACGCGGATGGCCACCCTGCCCCGCACCACCACCCAGGATGCGCTGGTGCGCGCTGAACGCTGGGAATGGTTCGACGCGAAGCCGGACCGCATCAAAGCCATCGCGCAGCATCGGCTGCAGGTGCTGCTGGCGGTGAAGGCTCTGCGCAGCACCGGCACGCCCAAGCTGCGGGCCATGCAGCAGGTGGCGGATCAGCACGGCTGCACGGTGCAGAGCCTGTACAATTGGGAAAGCCAAGTGCTGTGCGTGCCGGAAGCGGACTGGCTGCCCCACCTGGCGCCGCACTACGCCGGCGCCACCGCCAGCGCGGAATGCCCGCCAGAGGCGTGGGAGGAGCTGAAGGCCGATTACCTGCGGCTGGAAGCCCCGGCGTTCAACGATTGCTACCGGCGCCTGCAGGCCCGCGCCAAGACGATGGGCTGGGTGCTGCCGTCTTCCCGGACGCTGCGCCGCCGGCTGGAAGCCCTGCCCGCCACCGTGCTGACCCTGGCGCGTGAAGGCGAGGACGCGCTGAAGCGCAAGTACCCGGCGCAGGAACGCGACCGCGGCGTCTTCCATGCGCTGGAGGCGGTGAACGCGGACGGGCATCTGTGGGATGTCTTCGTTAAGTGGCCGGACGGCAGCGTCGCGCGGCCGATGATGACCACCTTCCAGGACCTGTATTCGGGCAAAATCCTGGCCTGGCGCGTGGACCGGACAGAGTCCGCGCACAGCTTCCGCCTCGCATTCGGCGACCTGGTGGAGACCTGGGGCATCCCCGACCAGATCTGGCTGGATAACACCCGGGCGGCCGCGAACAAGACGATGACGGGCGGCGTCGCCACCCGCTTCCGGTTCAAGGTGAAGGCGGAAGAGCCGCTGGGCGTGCTGCCAATGATGGGCGTGCAGGTCCATTGGACGCGGCCTTACAGCGGCCAGTCCAAGCCGATCGAGCGCGCCTTCCGGGACTTCGCCGGGGGTACCGCCAAGCACCCCCGTTTCGCCGGTGCGTACACGGGCAACAACCCCACCGCGAAGCCGGAAAACTACGGCAGCGCGGCCGTGCCGCTGGATGACTTCATTGCCACGGTGGGCGAGGCGGTTGTCGAGCATAACGCCCGGCCCGGCCGCACCGGCGGCCTGTGCCGGGGCCGCAGCTTCGATGCGACCTTCGCCGAATCCTATGAGGCGGCGCCGATCCGCCGCGCCACGGCCGCGCAGCGCCGGCTGTGGCTGCTGGCGGCCGAAGCCGTGAAGGTGCGCGCGGATAGCACCGTGCATTTCGCCGCAAACCGGTACTGGTCAGAGCACCTGGCGGAGCTGATCGGGCAGCCGGTCACGCTGCGATTCGATCCGGACAGCCTGCATGAACCCATGCAGGTCTATCGCGCGGATGGCAGCTTCCTGGGCGAAGCGGAATGCCTGGAAGCCGCCGGCTTCAATAGCACCGAAGCCGCCCGCCAGCATGGCCGCGCCCGCCGCGCCTGGCTGCGCGCCCAAAAGGACATGCTGCACGCGGAACGCCGGATGTCCGTGGCCGATTTGGCCGCGCTGCATGCCGCCGCCGATGCCGCGCCGGCGGACCGGCCGGAGCCGCGCGTGCTGCGCCCGGTCTTCGCTTACGCCGGCAATGCCGCGCTGCAGGCTGCGCCCGCCGAGCCGGACGCCGAGCGGGCGCAGCGGCTGATGATCGAAGGTCTTCGGATGCGGGCCGCCGCCACGGCGGGCGGCCTGTTTGTGGTGCCGAGCGAGGGGGACGGCACCGACTGAACCACCCCCGCCAAGTCGTTAAGTCGAAAGGAAGTCGAATGTCAGAGACCACTGAGAAGGTTCTTAGCGAGGACGAAATCGAAGCGGTGCGGGTGCTGGCCCGCGCGGCGATCGGCGAGATCGGGTCCGTGGCCAGCGCCGCCAAGGAAAGCGGCATCGCCTATGCCACCTTCGCGGCCTGGGTATCGGCCAAGTACGCCGGGCGGTCTGACCGCGTGGCGATGGATGTGCAGAAGTGGCTGAACACCCGGCGCGAACGGTCTGAGACCCTGGCCAGCGCGCCCACCGCGCCCGGCTTTATCCTGACCGAGACCGCCGATTCCGTGCTGGCGGTGCTGCGCCAGGCGCAGCACATGCCGGATTTCTGCGTGATCACCGGCGCCCCGGGCGTGGGCAAGACCACGGCGGCCTGCCGGTACACGCGGGAGACCGCCAACGTCTTCAAGATCACCGCCAACCCGAGCTTGCGCATGCCGCGCGACGTGCTGACGGAGCTTTCTCGGCTGATCGGCCTGCCGGGCGGGGGCATGCTGCACATGCAGCACCGCGCCCTGGTGAACAAGCTGCGGGGCATTAAGGCCCTGGTGGTGGTGGATGAAGCCAACCACCTGTCCAGCGAGGCGCTGGACCAGCTGCGCAGCATCCATGACGAAGCCGAATGCGGCCTCGCCCTGCTGGGCAATGCCCGGGTGTTCAGCCGGCTGGAAGGCGGCGCGCGGACGGCGGAATTTGCCCAGCTGTTCAGCCGGGTGGGCGTGCGCCTGGCCGCCAAGACAAAGACGGCGGATGCGGACGCCCTGATCGATGCCTGGGGCATTGATGACAAGCCGCGCCGGGACTTCCTGCGGGTTATCTCCCGCAAGCCCGGCGCCCTGCGGGCGCTGACCAAGACGCTGAAGCTGGCGCACATCATGGCGTCCGGGGAACGCGCGGCGGTGTCCGTCGACCACCTGAAGATGGCCTGGGCGCAGCTGGGCAATGGCCCGTTGACGGAAGCGGCGTGATGAGCGGGCGCTTCGAGTCCGCGCTGGCGGATCGCGCCGCGATCCTGGCCAGCGTGCCGCCGCCGCCGCGCTTGCGGGACATTGTGGCGGCTGTGGCCGGTGCCTTCCAGGTGCTGCCGGACCGGGTGCTGTCGGAGACACGCATCGGTTCGGTGGTGCGGGCCCGGCATGCCTGCGTGCTGCTGGCCCGCCAGCGCACGGACCAGAGCTTCCATCAGATTGGCCGGCTGCTGGGCCGCGATCACAGCACCGTCCAGCACAGCCTGCGCGCGGCCATGCGGCTGGAGCTGGAAGACGAGCAATTCGCCGCCGCGCTGAGAGTGGCGCGCTTAACCCTGGAGGATAACTGATGCGAGCGAAAAAGAAGGCGATCACCACCACGGTGCCGCAGACCGAAGCCGACGCGGCGGCGGAGCTGGCCCGGCTGGGCGAGGCGCAGCGCGCGCTGGGCAGCATCCAGGCCAGCCTGGATGAAGCCGTGGCGGCCGCGAAAGCGGAGGCGGAGGATCTGGCGGCACCACATCGCGCGGTGGTGGAGACCGCGACCTATGGCCTGGAAATCTGGGCCGTGGCGAACCGTCAGACCCTGACGAAGGGCAACGGCAAAACGATCGCGCTGGCCACCGGCGAGCTGCGCTGGCGCACCAACCCGCCGTCCGTGGCGCTGCGCGGCACCAGCGCGGCGAAACTGATCGACGTGATCCGGGAGCTGGCGCTGCCGCGCTTCCTGCGGACCAAGGTGGAGCTGGACAAGGAAGCGCTGCTGCGGGAACCGGACGTCGCCAGCACGTTGCCCGGCGTGTCCATCGAACAGGCGGAGGCGTTCGAGGCGATCCCGGCCGGCCTGGCACTGCGGGAGGTGGCGTGATGGACGGCTGGGACGACATCACCCGGCCGATCGCGCCGCCCAGCGCGCAACGGGTGACCTTGGGCTGGCGCCTGCCCGGCAAGGGCAGCCCGGGCGGGGAGCTGGTGCTGAGCGCCGCGCTGTTGCGGGCGATTGGCTGGCAGCCGGGCGAAACCCGGGTGCGGATCAAGGCGGATGTCACCCGCACGCGGCTGGCGCTGGTGCCGGATGCGGAAGGCAAGCTGGTGTGCGCGCACGGCGCCGCCGGTTCGCTTTTTGTCATCATGCCGTGGGTGGTCAGCGGCAAGCGTCCGTGCGCCGCGGTGGCGCATCGGCTGGAAACGGTGGGGCTGGTGCTGGATCTGCCCGTGTGGGCGCGGGGCGCTGCGGCGCTGGATAAGGGGGATGCGAGGAATGTTCGAAAGCTACCTGACCACTGCTTGGCGGTTGGTGAGAGTGACCCTGATAACCAACGCTGCAACGTTGGTGCACTTGCTGCTGATCCCGCTGCCGCTGCTGATGGCGCAGATGGGATATCCGAACGCCATGTTGGCTGTGCTGCGCCTGCAGCAGGCGATAACGAAGAACCTCTAACCATCTGGACGCCGGCCCGACGCAAGCTTCTGCGCGAGCTGTGGGTTGATGACACGCTGAGCATGGGCGATGTGCAACAGCGCCTGCAGGCACTGCCCGGCCCGGCCATGTCCAAGGGCAGCATCTACAGCCGGGCAAGGGCAGAACAGCTGGAAACGCCGCGCCCCTACGCAATAGCGCCGGCCGAAGTGCAGGCCCGGGGACCAGACGCGCCACCGGCGCCGCCGCCGCCCCCGCCGCCCCGGCCCGCGCCGAGCCCCGCCGTGGTGAAGCCCGGCGACCTGCGGGCGGAGATCCTGGCGCTGCGTGATCAGGGCAAGCGCGGCCGGGAAATCGCGGATGAAACGGGCGCGCCTTTGTCCCAGGTGCTGGCGTATCTGGCGGCGGCGGATGCCAGCGCCCGGGCGGCGCAGCGATGAGCGGCGCGCGAGAGCCCGCGCCGGTGCGCGATGTGGTCGCCGAGCTGCGGCGGGAGTTGAAAATGCGGCAGCGGGTTTATCCCCGCTGGGTCGCCGCCGGGAAGATGACCGCGGCGGACATGGCGCGCCGCATCGCCCTGCTGGAAGACGCGATCGCCCTGCTGGACACCGAGCAAGCGCCGGAGCTGCCGCTATGAGCGCCGGGACAGTCGCCCTGCTGGGGGTGCTGGCAGACTGCACGGCCCGGCAGGTGCGGCTGTCGGGTCGGCTGGCCAACCCGGAAACATCGGCCGCCCGCAAGGTGGCAACCCGCGCGCTGCTGACAGCGGTAAACCTGTTGAATGAAGAGACGGTGGCGCTGCTGAACGCCGGCCAGCACCCCAGCATGGAATGGATGCAGCGCATCAACCGCGTGAACACCCTGATCCTGACAGGAGCGCACCTGGATGACTAGCGGAACCAGCCTCCACACCTTCTCGCCCGACGTGACGGCGATCGAGGCGGCCATCACTGCGCTGGAAGACAAGCCCTTCGGCTGCCTGCAGCGCGACGCGGATATCTTTTTCGCGCTGGGCTGGCAGGTGCTGCGACCCAGCGGCAGGGCCGGCTGGCGCATGCGCAGCCCGGTCCAGACTGGCTTTCAGCCCATGCCCTGGCCATCCATTTTTGTGCACGATGCCGCGCGGCTGGTGCCGCACGGCTGGGGCTGGGGCGTCGGCGTTGCACGCGGCATCCCCTATGCCGCGGTTTCGTCAGAGCGCGGCGCAGATCCCCCCTACTTTGAAACCAGCGGCACCACCGTCGCCCTGGCCCTGACCAAGGCCGCGCTGCTGGGACATCGCTGGTGCGCGATGCGCCAGGCGGTGCCGGCATGACCGCCGCCCAAGCCGCCGATCGGCGCGCCATGCTGGCGAAGATCCACGTGGCGAAGAAGCAGCTGGCGCTGACGGATGACAGCTACCGCGACCTGTTGCGCCGCATCACCGGGCAGGACAGCGCCGGCGCGCTGGACGCCGGCGCACTGGACAAGGTGCTGGCCGAATTTCACCGCCTGGGCTTCCGCGCGCCGGGCCGCGCCAAGGCGCGCAGCGCCAAGCCGCAGGTGCGCATGATCTACGCGGTGTGGAAGGACATGCAGCCGCTGCTGCGCGATGGCGGCGATGCTGCGCTGCGCAGCTTCGTGGCGCGGCAGACCCGCACGGCCGCAAGCCCCAACGGCGTCGCGGCGCCGGACTTTCTTTCCCCCGCCCAGGCGAACCGCGTCCTGGAAGGGCTGAAGGCCTGGAAACAGCGGCTGGAGCGCGAGGCATGACGGACCTGCTGGCTTGGTGGTGTTGCTGCAACCTGGCGGTGGCCGCCGCGCTGTGGCGGGGGCGCCGCAAGTGAGCGCCGCGCTGGAAGACTTCCGCCTGGCCTTCATGGCTGAGGTTGAAGCCGCCGCCATGAAATCGGCTGTGGAAGTGGGGCGCCGCGCCGCGCTGCTGCTGGAACAGCCGCCGCCGGCCAGCGTGGCCGTGCAGGTGAGCGTGATCTTGCCGGGCGGCGAGCGCGCCACGGTTACGACAACCGTCCGGCTGGAGGAACAGCCATGACCCGGGACCAGGTGCGAACCCGTATCAGCGGCCTGATGCGAGAGGCGGCGCAGGCCGGGAAGCGGGACCTGGCGCGGGCGCTGGCAGACCAGGAAAGCCGCGTCGCCATCGCCATGGCCAGCGTGGATGCGCTGGTCGCGGCGACGCCGGTGCATGCGGTGACCCGGTCCGTGTTCCGGGAGACATGGAATGACCTGGCGGATGCCGGGGCTTTCCGGGCCGGCGTCTATGCGTCGCCCGAGACTTGGTTGCTAAAGCGCTATGGCGTGCGGACGGCGGAAGAGCTGACCGCCGCGCAGTTCGAGGATGCGTTGAGCGGGCTGCAGGCATGGCTGGCGCGGCAGCGGGGGCTGACAATCGCCAAGGTGCCGGACGATGGCTAACGCCCCGCCCCGCCCCATCCGCCCGCCGGTGGAAATTGCATGGCTGGTGGATGCCGTGGGCGAAGACGCCGCGCTGCATGCCATCGAACAAGCCGGCGGCACGGCGGTGTACTGCGCGCGCATTCCCAACCAGGGCAGCGAGCTGGCGCGGCTGGTGGGGCTGCCTGGAGCGCGGGCCCTGGCGGAGATCCGGGGCGGGGAGGAAATCCGCATCCCCCTGGCGCGGGATTGGCGCATGCGGCTGTATCGCGCCCGCGGCCTGTCCTACCGGGAAATTGCCCGCCGCCTGGGGTGCTGGGAAAGCACCGTCCATCGCCACCTTCAAGCGGCGCTGATGACCGACGCGCAAGGCAGCCTGTTCCCCACTGACCCCGCAGCCGCGGGGGTGCCTGCGCCTGCCCGCGCGCGCGAGGATGCGCGCGAGCCCGCCCGTCGCCGGCGCGGCTAGGCAAGGGTACTTCCATGGACCACGCGGACGCGGCGGAGCCGCTGGTACAACTAGCAACCGAATTGGCCATCGCCGCCGTCAGGCAGCGCTTGGCGCCAGCCGACGCCGCCACAGAGCGCATGTGCCTGCATTGCGACGCGCCGATCCCCGCCGCCCGCCTGCGAGCCTATCCCAGCGCGGTGCATTGCGTGGCGTGCCGAGAGCTGATTGAGCTGGGGAGCCGCGCGGCATGACCCTGTTCGGGCTGGATTTTGGCGAAATCGCCGCGCTGTTCGGCACCTTCCTAACCGCCGGCGGCGCCGCTTATTGGGTGCTGCGCGCCCGCCTGGCGCGCGACTTTGCTGCCCGCGACACCGTGGATGAAATCGACGGCCGGCTGGGCGAGGTGGAGGGCAAGCTGAACAGCATCCCGACCCATGCCGACCTGCAGCGCGTGGCGGACCGGGTGGGCGCAGTGGAAAGCCGCATGACCGGCTTGCAATCCGAGCTGCAAGCCCTGCGGGACCTGATGACGATCAGCACGCGGCACACCAGCGAGACCATGAGCCGGATAGAGCGCCAGCTGACCGTCCTACTGCAGCATGAGCTTCAGAAGGAAAAAGGCCTATGAGCCTTGCCGCGCTAATGAGCGAACATCGCCGCCGTCTGCTGCTGGACGCCCTGCTGGAGGCCGATGGCCACCAGGTGAATGAACGGGTGGCGCGGCAGTTTGTGGCCGCCCGGCTGGGCGATGCCGGCCAGGATGGCTTGCGGGCGGAGCTGCTGTGGCTGTCCCGCGCCGGGCTGGTGGACCTGGAACGCCTTGCGTCCCCGCCGGCCGGGGAGCTGTGGCTGGCGAAGCTGCGCGATGCCGGGCTGGTGGTTGCGCGCGGTCAGCATCATCCGGGCGTCGCGGACCGGGTCCTCTCGTAATGGCCCGCCGGTCCAAGGTGGAACGCCTGCCGATCGAGCTGCAGGCGGAGATTGGCCGGCTGCGCGAACGGCACACGCTGGACGACATCCTGGCGCACCTGAAGGCCATGGGTGGCGAAGCGGCCGCCATCAGCCGCAGCGGTTTGGCCCGGCACATCAGCCGGGTGGACCAGGAGCTGGCCGAAGATCTCCGCCGCAGCCGCGGCGTGGCCGCGTATCTGGCGCAGAGCCTGGACGATGCCCCGGGCAGCGCGGCGCTGCGGCTGAACGTGGAGCTGCTGCACGATCAGATACTCAGCCTGATGCGACGCGCGCGCGATGCGGCAAAGGCCGATGGCGACGGCGCGGCGATGGACAGCCAGGGGCTGATGCAGCTTGCCCGCGCGCTGGAAAGCGTGTCCCGCGCTGCGCGGACGGACCTGGACTATGCGGCGCAGGCGGAAAAGCGGGCGGCGGACCGGGCTCGTGGGGAAGCCGCTTCGGCGGCGGCTGAAATGGCGCGCGCCGCCGGCCTGTCCGGGGAAACGGTGGACGCGATCAAGGCGCGCATCCTGGGGGTGGCAGCATGAGCGATCCAAAGCGCTGCGATGCTTGCGGCTTCTGGAACCGGGAGCGGGCCTTCCCCGCGACGCGGGACGGCAAGCGCTACACCGTTGCCGCCTGCTTGGCGCGGCCGCCGCGCACCACGGAACAGGACGGCCGGCTGCATACCGTGTGGCCTACCGTGCGCGAAGACCAGTGGTGCGGCGGCTGGCGCGGGCTGCCAAGCGTGAAGGATGCCGAAAAGCCGCCGGCGCCGGATGCGTGGACCGGCGCGCAGGCGCGGGCTGAGAGCGAATGGCGGTAACCCGCAAGCCCGACCCCGCCGCCGATCTGCCTGCCGTCCTGCTGCCCTACCAGCAGCGGCTGGTCGCGGCAGTGGAGACAGATTCGGTAGTGGTGGTGGAGAAAAGCCGCCGCACCGGCTTTTCCTGGGTGGCAGCGGCGATCGCCGCCTTGCTGGCCGCCCGCAGCCGCGCGGCCGGCGGCATGGATGTGATGTACATGGGCTATGAGCGGGAAATGACCCGCGAGTTCATCGGCTACGTGGCCGATTGGGCGAAGGAGTTCCAGCTGGCGGCTCGGCCGGTGGAAGAATTCGTCTTCACGGACCCGGACAAGCCCGATGCCGGCGTGGGCGCCTTCCGCGTTAAGTTCGCCAGCGGATTTGAGGTGACCGCCCTGCCATCCATGGCGCGTTCGCTGCGCGGCAAGCAGGGTCTGGCGATCCTGGACGAAGCGGCCTTCATGGATGACCTGTCCGGCGTGCTGAAAGCGGCGCTGGCCTATCTGATGTGGGGCGGCAAGGTCCTGGTGCTGTCCACCCATCTGGGCGAGGACAACGCCTTCAACGGGCTGGTGCAGGATATCCGGGGCGGGCGCCTGCCCTACACGCTGCAGCGCTGCACCTTCGATGAAGCCCTGGCCGAAGGCCTGTTCAAGCGCATCTGCCTGCGCACGGGGAAGACCTGGTCGCCGGAAACCGAAGCCGCCTTTCGAGCGGATATCCTGGCGAAGTACCGGGGCAACGCGGATGAGGAGCTATTCTGCATTCCGGCCAGCGGCGGGGCCGCGCCGATTCCTGGCAGCCTGGTCACCGCCCGCATGTCGCCGGCGCCGGTGCTGCGCTGGAAGTGCGACGCGGGGTTCCTGCATCTGCCCGAAGCGGAACGGCGGGATGCCGTAGACGCCTTCTGCCGGCTGGAGCTGGCGCCGGTGCTGGACCGGCTGGACCGCGCGCGGCCGCACGCCATGGGCATGGATTTCGCCCGGCGCAGGGACCTTTCGGTCCTGTGGCCGGTGACGATCGCCGCGGATACCAGCCGGCACACGCCCTTCGTGCTTGAGCTGCGGAACGTCCCCTTCGAAGCGCAGCGCGATATCTTGTTCTTCGTGGCAAATCGCCTGCCGCGCCTGCGCGCCGTCGCCTTGGATGAGGGCGGCAACGGCATGTATCTTGCGGAACAGGCGGTGCTGAAGTACGGCGAACGCGCGCTATCGATCAGCCTGACCGAACCCTGGTACCGGGAAAACATGCCGCCGCTGAAAGCCGCCTTCGAGGACGGCACTTTCAGCGTGCCGCGCGACCAGGACATTGCCGATGATTTCCGCCTGCTGCGCTGGGAACGCGGCGTAATCCGCGTGCCGGCCCGCCGGCTGGATAGCGATGGCGAAGGCCGGCACGGCGACGCCGCGATTGCCGCCGCACTGGCGCTGTTCGCGGCCAAGGCCGAACCATCCGAATACGGCTACCGCGCGCAGGTTGCCGGTCTGGAGGGTTACCAGGCCCAGCTGGATGCGCGGGCGGAAGCCGCGCGCGACGCGATGCTGGGCGACCGCCACGGCGGCTTTGTGCGCGCCTTGTCGAAAGGGGCCTTGATATGATCGATCGGTGGGAGCTGGTGGCCGGTGGCCTGGAACGCCTGGCGGTGCCGGGCGGCTGGATCTATCGCGACCCGACGCTGGGGCAGCTGGTCTATGTGCCGCATCCGGCCCTGTCTGTTGCCCCGCTGGGCAGCCGTCTGCCCGGCGGCGTGGCGCTGGTTGACGGGCGGGCCGCGTAATGGCCGGCCTGATCGACCAGTTCGGCCGCGCGATTTCGGCGGACGAGATCCGCCGGCTGCGCCAGCCGGTGGCGCAACCCAGCTTTTCCGCGCCGCGCAGCCCCTTCGCCAACTATTTCCCGGCCACCGGCCTGACGCCGGAAAGCCTGGCGGCGATCCTGCAGCAAAGCGGCATCGGGCAAAGCCAGCAGTACATGCAGCTGCTGGAGGATATCGAGGAACGAGAGCTCCATTACCGTGCGGTGCTGACCACCAGGAAGAACCAGGTCTCTCAGCTGCCCATCACGGTGAAGGCCGCCAGCGACGATCCCGCGCATGAACAGCATGCGGACTTCCTGCGCGCCTGGATCGCGACCGGGGCTTTGCGCGCCGCGCTGTTCCACATGATGGACGGGCTGGCGAAAGGCTATTCGGTGCTGGAGATCGCATGGCGGACGGAACCGAACGCGGTCCTGCCGCTGCGCTTCGTCTGGCGGCATCAGCGGTACTTCGAGGTTGATTGGCGGGATGGGGAGACCATCCTGCTGCGCACGAATAACGGCGAAGGCCGGGACCCGCTCGCGCCGCATAAGTTCGTGGTGCATCGGCACGTCAGCAAGTCCGGCCAGGTGCTGCGCGGTGGGCTGGGCCGGGTCGCGGTTTGGGCCTGGATGTACAAGTCCTTCACCATGCAGGATTGGGCGGTCTTTGTCCGGCATTTCGGCCAGCCGGTGCGGCTGGGGCGGTACGGCCCCGATAGCACCGAACAGGACCGCGATACGCTGTGGCGCGCGGTGGCGAACATCGCCGGCGACATGGCCGCCATCGTCCCGAAGTCCATGGAAATCGAGTTCATCGAACCCGGCAACGTGGCGCAGAGCAGCGAGCTGTATGAGCGGCGCTGCCGCTGGATCGATGAACAGGTGTCCAAGCTGGTGCTGGGCCAGACCGCCACCACGGATGCGATCGCCGGCGGGCATGCGGTGTCCAAGGAACACCGGCAGGTCCAGGAAGACTACGAGAGGGCGGATGCGGCGCTGCTGTGCGGCAGCATCAATGCCCAGGTGGTGCGGGACATCATCGCGTTCAATTTTGGCCCGCAGCCCGCCTATCCGGTGGTGGAGATCGGGCGGCCGGACGAAGTGCCGATCGCCGAGATGGCGACGGCGGTGGAACGCCTGGGCCCGCTGGGCCTGCGGGTGCGGGCATCGGAGATCCGCGACCGCCTGGGCCTGACGCCGCCGCCCGGCGCCGAAGACGATGTGATCGGCGGCCGCCCGCTGCCGGGCACCAGCCTGCCGACCCCGGGCCTGCCCACCCTGAACCTGCGCACGCCGCCGCCCGCGCCCGCCGGGCTTGGGCTGCGGACGCTGCATGCGCGGCAGGCGCCGGTGGCGCTGGAAGCGCTGCTGGATCGCGTCTCATTGGACGCTGAGGGCGCTCTCAGCGGGCTGGTAGACGCGGTTAAGACCGAGCTGATGGCCGCGACCGATCTGCAGGACCTGGCGCAGCGCATCGCCCGGCTGGAGCTGGACCCCGCCGAGCTGGCGCAGGTGCTGGGGCGCGGCATGGCGCTGGCCAACCTGGCCGGCCAGCAACAGGTGCTGGAGGAAATGCGCGCCGCCCCGCCCGCGCCATGACGCCCAGCGACATCCAGGCCATCGGCCTGAAGCCCGAAGCGGCGATCGAATACTTCCTGGGCAAGACGCGGATCGGCACCACGCACTGGACGGATGTCTGGCGCACCGCGCATGCCCGGGCCTTCATGGTGGCCGGCGCCGCCAGTGACGCCCTGCTGAAGGATTTTCAGGATGCCATCGCGCAGGCGCTGATCGATGGCACCACGCTGGCCGATTTCCGGGCGAAGTTCGATGAAATCGTGGAAGCCCGCGGCTGGGTGCAGCCGCATGAACCCGGCTGGCGGGCCTCCATCATCTATGAGACGAATCTGGCGATGGCGTATTCCGCCGGCGAGTACCGCCAGTTGAGCGATCCGGACACGCTGACCGCCTACCCGTATTGGCAGTACGTGCACAGCGGCAGCCTGCATCCGCGCCGCCAGCACCTGGCCTGGAACGGCCTGACTCTGCGCGCGGATGATCCGTGGTGGGACAGCCACTATCCGCCGAATGGCTGGCGCTGCGGCTGCCGGGTGCGGCCGATGAATGGGCGCGGTCTGTCGCGCCAGGGCAAGGCCGGCGTCGATATCGCGCCCAATGAAGGCACCCGCCCCTGGCGCAACCCGAAGACCGGGGAAGTGTCCGAAGTGCCTGTGGGGATAGACCCTGGCTTCGATTACAACCCCGGCGCGGCCTGGCATGGCCGCCCCCGCGTGCCGGCAGAAGCCGCCTGGGCCGCGCGGGTGCCGCCGCCGCCGCCCGCGCCCATGCCGAAGCCCCGCTGATGGCCGGCGCGACCATCGAAGCCCGCTTCGAAGGCCTGGACCGGGTTCGGCTGGCGCTGGCGGCGACAGAGCGGCTGGGCCGCCAGCCGGAAGCCTTCCTGCGCACGCTGGGCGCCAAGCTGGCCAGCAATACCCGGGACCGCATCCAGGCCGGCCGGCAGCCCGATGGCGGCCGCTTCGCGCCGCTGTCCCCGGCCTATCTGCCGCACAAGCGCGGCCCGTCCATCCTGATTGGCGCAGGCATGCAGGGCGGGTTGCTGGGCAGCATCACCAGCCGCGCCAGCGGCAGCGAAGTGGCGATCGGCAGCAACAAGGTCTATGCGGCGATTCACCAGTTCGGCGGCACCATCCGCCCCAAGCGGCCGGGCGGACGCTTGTTCTTCCGCACCGTCGGCGGGCAGGTGTGGGGCGTGGCGCGCCAGGTAACGCTGCCGGCCCGGCCCTATCTGGGCCTGTCGGATGCCGACATCGAAGACGTGCTGGATGCCGCCGAAGATCGCATCGCCCTGGGGATGTCGCGGGCGTGACCCCCTAAGACGCGGATGGGTAAAATAAGAGGCGCTGGACAGGTCTAAGAGGCGCCCCAGGACCGCCGGGGGTATCTCGCTACCCCCTAACCCCCAAATCGCTTGTACGGGCTTCTGACGCGGCTTCTTCGGAAAGCGCCTCACACTCGCATGCGCGAGGGTGCCGGAAGGCTGGGCGCGCGCGCGATGGTGCGGCGATGGATCGCACCCGACCCTTGGCGTCGCCGCTTGCGGCAGAGCGCCTGGTTATCGCCCTGCAGGCCGCGCTTGGCGCTGAGCCGCCGGAGTGGGTGCACTTGATCCCGGCCGGCGTCTTCCGGGGCGTGGATGGCCGGGGACCCTATCGGCTGGCCGATCCCGCGGCGGTGATCACCGCCAGCGCCGCGCTGCTGCCGGCGCCGATCGATGAAGCGCACGTCACGGATCTGGGCGCTGCCACCGGCACCCCAGCGCCGGCGCGTGGCTGGATTGTGGAGCTGCAGGCCCGAGAGAGCGGCATCTGGGGCCGCGTAGAATGGACCGATGCCGGCCGCGCGCTGGTGGCGGACCGCGCCTATCGCGGGATTTCTCCCGTGATGGATATCGCCAAGGCGGATGGGGAGGTGCGGCTGCTGCGCCGCGCCAGCCTGACCAATGTGCCCAATCTGCCGCAACTGACCACCCTGCACGCTGAAGGAGCGGCTATGGACGAGGAGCTTATGAAGCGCTTGCGCGCGATTCTGGGCCTGGATGAGGCTGCGGACGCGGCAGCGATTATCACCGCGATGGAAGCGGTGATGGCGGACCGCACCATGCAGGCGCAGCGCGCCGGCAAGGCGACGGAGACCGCAACCACCCTGCAAGGCCAGATGCAGCAGCTGCGCGAGGAGCTGACCGCCGCTCGCACCGAGCGCGCGCGCGAGCGCGCGGCTGGTGTGGTCGACAAGGCGATCCATGACGGCAAGCCGGTGAAGGCCTTGCGGGACCATTACATCAGCCGCCACGCCCAGGACCCGGAAGCGGTGGAGCGCGAGCTGGCCGCCATGCCGAGCCTGCATGCCGGTGGCATCCAGGCCCCGCTGCCGGCGGCCGATGCCGATGGCCTGACCGCCGCCGACCGCAGCGTGATTGCGCTGCTGCAGGTCGATCCGAAGGCTTTCGCCGCCGAGAAGGCCCGCGCCGGCTTGGCCCTGGCCGGCTTCATGGGGAGCAACTGACATGGCGTTGACCGCAGACATCAAGGTCGATGAACGGATCGGCGGCAAGCGCTTCGCCTATGGCCTGAAGGCCGGCGTGAAGCTCTATCGTGGGTCGGTCATCGCGGTGACCAGCGCGGGCCTGGTGGTGCGCGCGGGCGATGCCGGCGCGGCCGCCATCGTCGGCATCAGCCCCAGCTTCCTGGACAATACCGCCGGCGCCGATAGCGCCATCACGGTGGAACCCCGGCGCGGCGTGCTTCAGCTGACTGTGCCCAGCGCCACCTTCGCCAATATCGGCGCGGCTGTCTACGCGACCGATGACGGGACGCTGACCCTGACCGCCAGCACCAATCTCAAGCTCGGTACGCTGGTCGGCTTCGAGGCCGGCTACAGCTACGTGGAGGTCTGACCGTGGATATCACGCTTCCCAACATCTCGGCGCTGAACGTCGGGGTTTCCACCAAATACAATTTCTTCCTGGCCGCGGCGAAAGGCTTTTACGAGCAGGTCGCGACCGTGGTGGACAGCGACGGCGCGAGCGAAGCCTATCCCCGCTTGGATATGCTGCCCGGCATCCGGGAGTGGCTTGGCGACCGCGTCATCCGTGACATCTCGGTTTCCAACTACACCCTGGTCAATCGCACCTTCGAGCAGACGGTCGGCATTCGCCGCGAAGACATCGAAGATGACCGTCTGGGCCTGCTGAACCTGGCGGTGCAGCAGCTGGGGCAGAATGTGGGCGAGTTTCCGGACCGCCTGGTCTGGCAGGCCGCCGATGTTGCGCAATCCACTATTGGCCCGGATGGTCAGTATTTTTTCGATGTTGATCACGCTTCCTGGGATGCCTCCGGCGCGTCGATATCGGTGGCCAACTATCAGTCCGGCAGCAGCCCGGCCTGGTACCTAATGGATCTGTCCAAGCCGGTCCGCCCCTTCATTTTCCAGCGCCGCCGCCCCTTTGCCCTGCAGCCGCGCATCGCGCTGGATAACCCGAACGTCTTCTATCAGCGCCGGTTCGAATGGGGCGTGGATGGCCGCTGCGCCGCCGGGTACGGCATGTGGCAGCTGGCGTTCAAATCCAAGGCCGCGCTGACCCCGGCCAACTATGCCGCCGCGCGCACCGCGATGATGACCTGGCGCCGCCCGGATGGTCAGCCGCTGAACGTCACCCCCACGCATCTGGTTTTCCCGCCCAGCCTGCGCGGCGACGCGAACACGCTGATCAAGAACATGCTGGTCACCAACACCGCCGGCACGGCGACGCTGAGCAACCCCTGGCTTGGCACCGCCGAGCTGCTCGAAGTGCCCTACATCACCTGACCAGGCGGGCGCTTCGGCGCCCGCTCCACCCCTTTGTCCGGCGCGGCATCCACCATGCAACCCGCCCCGGCTAGCCTAAGGAGAGCCCAGTGCCCCAGACCGTTACCATCGTCTCCCGCGTCCCGGGCTTCCGCCGGGCCGGCATGGCGCACCCCGCGCGGGCCGAATACCCCGCCAGCACCTTCAGCGCCGAACAGATGGCGCTGCTCCAGGCGGAACCGCTGCTGGAAGTGATCATCACCGGCGACCCCGACCCGGCCCCGGCCAAAGCCAAGGGCTGAGCTGTGGCATACGCCAGCTACGAAGACATGGTGATCCGGTTCGGCGAGGTGGAAATGGTCCGCCTTGCCAGCCCGGACGGCCAGATGGACGGGGAGCCCGACCGGGCCCGCGTCGCCTTCGTGCTGCGCGATGTCTCCGGCCAGATCGATAGCATCATCGGCCGCCGGTATCAGGTGCCGCTGAACCCGGTGCCGCCGGCCATCCAGGCCGCGTGCTGCAAGCTGGCGCGATACGAGCTGGCGAAGGGCGAAGGCCGCAGCGCGAGCGATGACATGATCCAGGACGCGAAAGACGTGCGCGCCTGGCTGGATGAAGTGCGAGCCGGCACCTTCGTGCTGGATGCGCACGACGCCATCAGTGTTGCTGCGGCGTCCGCGCGTACCACCGACCGGCCGCGCCTGTTCGAAGGCAATCCCGGGGGCGTCTATCCGTGACCCCCGGCCTGAACGCCCTGGCGAAGGATAACCTGATCACCGCGCAGGCCGCGGCGATTGAAGACGCCGCGCGGGCCATGTTCCCGGCCGGGAAATTCAACTTCGAAGTGCTGCCCGCCGCGCTGACGCGCGAGGTCTGGGCGCAGACCTTCCGCCGCCTGCCGGCCGTGGCGGTGCAATTCGCCTCGCTGGCGGTGGATGCGCGATCCGGCCGGCTGCCGAATGTGACGGCCACCTGGAACGTCTATCTGGTGCTGGATAACCCGGCTGGTCCCGCTTCCCGGCTGCTGGGCGATGCCGCCGCGCCGGGCTTGGCCGGCATGATGGTGCTGGCGATGCTGGCGCTGCATGGCTTGTCCCGCCCCGGGCTGGGTTCCGCGCGGGTGACCGCGGCCGAACCGCTGGGCGCCGAATGGCTGCCGCTGAACGTGGCCGCGGCCGGGCTGACGCTGGCCTTCGGGCCCGACCTGCTGATCGATCCCGCGGCCGCCGATGGGCTGGCCGATTTCCTGCGCCATGGCGCGGAATGGGACTTCCCGACCCTTGCCCCGGCCGTGCCGGCGGCGCCCTTTTCCGTGAGGTGACGCAATGACGTTCATGCGGCCGAAACCCGGGCTGACGGTGGTGATGCCGGACGGCACCTTCTTTCCCGTTGCTGGCAGCTATGCCGACCCGGGCGATCCGTTCATCCGCCGCCGGCTGGCCGATGGCGACCTGACCCTGGCCGATGATCCGGCCGCGACCCCGGCGAAGCCGGCGAAGGGGAGCTGAGCATGCCCGATACCATCGCGCCCTTTTCCGAGATCCCGCCCGGCTGGCTGGTGCCGTCCACCCTAGTGGAAGTGCGGCCGCAGCCCACGAATACCACCCTGGCCACCTGGCCTGCGCGCGCGCTGGTGATCGGGCAGCAGATCGGCACCCAGAATTACAACGTGCCGTTCGCTATCACGCGCAAGGAAGACGCCGCCACAATTTTCGGCGCCGGCAGCCAGGCGGCGCTGATGGCCGTGGCTTTCCTGACCGCCAACCCCTATACGCCGCTGACGGTCCTGGGGCTGCCCGACCCCACCGGCGGCGTCAAAGCATCCGGCACGGTTACCGTGTCGTCGTTGCCGACGCAGGCCAGCACGCTGCCGATGTGGATCGGCGGCACGCCAGTGTCCATTCTGGTTTCCCCGACCGACACCACCGCGTCGATTGCGACGCGCTTTGCCGCCGCCATCAACGCCATCCCCAGCATGCCGGTCATAGCGACCAGCGCACTGGCGGTTGTAACGCTGACGGCGAAAAATGCCGGCGTGGTCGGCAACGGAATTCCAATCTATTTTCCGTGGTGGACCGTGCCCTTCGCCGGCGCCTATGCCTATACGCAGCTGTCGGGCGGCTCTGGTGATATTGACGTGACGGCGACCATCGCCGCCATCGCTTCGGACTGGTACACGGATGTTGCTGTACCCAGCACCTCGTCCACCGTTCTGGCGGCTTTGATCGCGGAGGCGGAAAGCCGCTACACCGCCGGCGTCGCCCGCGACATGCACCTATATGCCGGGTTCAGCGGCACTTACACCGCCCAGACCACGCTGTCTGCGGCATACAACGCGAAGACGCTGACCCTGATCGGGTTCAATAGCAGCCCGACGCCGCCTTGGATTTGGGCCGCGACCTTGTGCGGCGTCGCCAGCCAGCAGCTGGCAAATGACCCGGCGCGGCAGCTGCGCGGCCTGGTGCTGCCCGGCGTCATGCCGCCGATTCCAACGCTGCGCTGGCTGGACACGGAACGCCAGGGCCTGCTGACCGCCGGCATTTCCACCTGGACGGCAACGCCGGATGGCAATGTGGCGCTGGAGCGGATCATCACCACCCGCCGCAACACCGATACCGGCGCCGCCGATGCGTCCTGGCTGGACATCATGGTCCCCGCCACGCTCAGCCGCATCCGCTACGACTGGCGGCAGTATGTTCGCACCGCCTACCCGCGCGCCAAGCTCGCGCGGGACGGGTCCATCGCGGCGGAGACGGACGCCAGCGTTGTCACGCCGCAGGCGATGGCCAATGCCTGGGCCGCCCGCTGCAAGCTGTATGCGCGGTACGGCTGGATACAGAACGAAGCGGTGACCATCCCCCAGGCGGCCTTCCAGATCGACCTTACCGATCCCAACCGGCTGAACGGCAAGCTGGTGGTGCAGGTGATGGGCAGCCTGATGGTCTTCGCCGCTGCCCTCGAATTCAGCCGGTAAGGAGCGCCCGCAATGCAGGTCCTTGGTCTTCTTTCCATCCGGTGGAACGGTGAAACCCTGCCGATCGAAGCCGGCGCCAGCCTGAAGCTGGGCGGCCTGGCGCAGGACCCCATCGTCTACGGCCGCCAGGTGGGCCGGGCGCAGAAGTTCGAAGCCAGCGAGATCACGGCCACCATGCCGCTGGCCCGTGGCCGGTCCATGACCGCGCTGCTGGCGGTGCAGGAAGCCGAGCTGCAGGTGACCTGTGACACCGGCCAGTCCTACGTCTTCCCGGACGCCTTCCTGACCCAGCGCCCGACCATCACCGCCGGCGAAGGCGGGAAGATCGAGCTGATGTGGTCGGGTGGCGATTTCCAGGAGATCCTGAATGGCTGATATCGCCCCCGCCGATATCGTGGTGCTGGAGGACGCGGACGCCGCCGCGCCGGTCGCCGATGTGGTCACCCTGGACGAAGCGGCGCCGGCCACGGCCGCCCTGCCGGAGCATGCCGAAAAGCTGCCCGGCGGCGCGGTGCGCCTGCCGCTGCGCTACCCGGTCACGCTGCGCACGCGGTCCGGCCGCACCGGCGACGTGACGGAAGAGACGATCGATGTCCTGGTGATGCACCGGCTGACCGGTGGCGCGCTGCGCGCCATCCAGAACGCCGGCGGCGGCGCCGCGGCGGTGGTGGCCTTCGCCCAGTCTTGCCGCTGCACCGAAGCCCGCATGGCGCTGATCTACGACCGCATGGATGCCAGCGACATCCACGCCGCCAGCGAGGTGATCGCCGTTTTTTTAGGGAATGGCCGCCCGACTGGCCGGTGATCCTGGCCGCCATCGGCCGGCACTACGGCTGGCCCCGGGCGGAGCTGGAAGCGCTGACCGAACCGGACGCTCGGTTCTGGCATAACGCCGCGGCGGAATACTGGCAGCGGCTGAATAAGGATCGCCGCTGATGGCCGCCAACCGCGACATGACCGCCAGCCTGATCCTGCGGCTGGTGGATCGCATTTCCGGGCCGCTGGCCGGTATGACGAAGAAGCTGGACGGCATCGGCCGCACCGCGCGCAAGATGTCCCTGGGCCTGGGGCTGGTGGCGGGCCTGTCCTTCCTGGGCCCCATGCAGCAGGCCGCCGCCTTCGAAGACACGCTGAGGCAGAACGCGATCACCGCCGGCGCCACCGGCAGGGCGGTGGAAGACATGGTCGCCGCCAGTTCCAAGGCCTATCAAAAGCTGGCGCTGGAAACCGGGCAGTCCAGCGCGGACGTGGCCAAGGCCGCCGGCACGCTGGTGGCCGCGAACGTGCCCACCGAGCTGATAGACCAGTTCTTGCCGGTGCTGGCCAAGGCCGCCACCGCCAGCGGCGCCGCGCTGGAGGAGCTGAGTTCCACCGCCGTGGCGCTGAACCAGAACCTGAAAATCTCCGGGCCGAAGGAAATGGCCGATGCGCTGGGGGCGCTGGTCGCCGCCGGCAAGGAAGGTCGATTCGAGCTGCGCGACATGGCCCGGGAGTTCCCGGCCCTGACGGCCGCCGCCGAAGCCCTGGGGCTGAAAGGCCGCGATGGGGTGAACAGCCTGGGCGCCATGCTGCAGGTGGCGCGGCGCGGTGCCGGCACCAGCGCCGAAGCCGCCAATAACCTGGCCAACTTCATGCAGAAAATCACCGCGCCGGACGCGGTGCGCAACTTCCAGGCGATGGGCGTCGACATCAAAGCGGTGTTTCAGGATGCCGCTAAGAAGGGTCTGAACCCCGTCGAAGTCATGGTCGAGAAGATCAAGAAGCTGACCAAGGGCGACCAGTTCGCCATCGGCCAACTGTTCGCCGATAAGCAGGTGCTGGACTTCCTGCGGCCCGCCATTGCCAACGGCAAGGAATACCTGCGGGTGCTGGAAGCAGCCCGCAAGGCATCCAGCGCGGTGACGGATACGGACTTCGCCAGCCGATCGCGCGGGCAGTTCTTCGCCCTGAAGATCGTGGAAGAACGGGTGACCCAGATCGGCCGCCGGCTGCAACTGGCCTTCGGCAGCGTGGTGCTGGGCCCGCTGAATGCCGCCCTGACCTTCGTCCAGGACAAGATCGAAATGCTGGACAGCCGCTTTCCCGGGCTGATCGAGAATGTGGCGGCCGTCGCCGCCGGCTTTGCCGTGCTGACCGTGGGGCTGGGCGCGCTCGGCTTGGCGGCCGGCGCTGTCGCGGCCGGCCTGGGCGTGCTGTCCCTGCCGGTGGTGGCGACGATCGGCGTCCTGGCGGCGCTGGGCGTGGCCGCCGTGAGTGTGGCAAAACACTGGGATGAGCTGGTGGCCGAATGGCAGCGGATCTCCGCTGCGCTGCGGGCGAATATGGACGCCTTCGCCGGGTGGATGGATGGCTGGCTGACCCGCATCGGCACGGGCGCGGTGGATGCGATCAAGGCCGCCTGGTCCGGCTTGACCGGGTTCTTCGATTCGCTGTGGGCCGGCATCACCGCGCGCTTCGATGCGGTGATCGGGCGCGTAACCGGCGCCATGGAACGCCTGCGCAGCCTGCTGCCCAGCATCCCCATGGTGCCCGGCGGCCCTGGCCCGGCGCCCGCGCCGCGCGCGCCGGGCGGCCCCGGCGGCCTGTTCCAGCCGATGAATTTCCGCCCCGCCGGCAATGGCGTATCCGGCCGCATCGTGGTTGAAGCCGCGCCAGGCGCCCGCGTGCGCAGCGCCGAAGCCTCCGGCGTGGATCTGGCACCGATCAATCGCGGCGCGATGCTGAGGCCCACCTGATGCCCGCCTGGGAAAGCCTGCTGGATAGCGTCTTCCCCGCCAGCTTCCGCGGCGTGCCCTTCTGGATCACGGATACCACCCGGGAAGTCGGGCGGCGGTGGCAACGCCTGTTCTTCCCCGGCGCCGATGCGTCCGCCTGGGAAGACCTGGGGCTGTTCCAGGGTGCCATTACCTGCCAGGGGCTGGTTATCGGCGATGACTACATCGGCCAGCTGCAGGACCTGGAAGCGGCCTTCGCCACCCCGGGGCCCGGCACGCTGGTGCATCCGCGTCTGGGCACGCTGGAAGTGGTGCTGGCCGATCCCGCGACCACCAGCATCGCGGAAGACGAGCTGCGCGTGGGACGGTTCAGCGCCAGCTTCACACCTTACACGCCGCCCGCGCTGGCGGAGCAGGACCCGCTTTCCGCCGCGCTGGCGGCGGTGCGGCAGCTGCGCAACCAGGTGACCGCCTATCTGGGCCAGGTGCTGGCGCCGGTGCGGCTGGCGGTGGGCGCGGTCTATGCCGTGGCGAGCTTCGGCGCGCAGGTGGGCAGCGTGCTGGGCACGCTGGTGGCGACGGCCAAGGGTGGCATCGGGCTGCTGCCGGTGCTGGCGGCGCCGATCAAGAACCTGAGCAGCATCGGCAGCCTGCCTGCCTCCGCCACCTTTGCGCCCGCCGTGGCTTCCGCGCTGGCCGCGCCCCCGGCGGCGATCGCCCTGGCCGCTGTCACGCCGCGCGCCGGGGCGCTGGGCGTGCCGGCCGGCGCCACCGCGCTGATCGAACCCCGGGTCGCTGCGCGGTTGCTGCTGGATCTGGCCACCGGCATGCCGGCCGGCCCGGCTGGCGTGGTGATTGCCGCCCGTGCCCTGGCCCTGGCCAGCGCGGCGGAGGTTATCGGCACCATCACCTTCGAATCGCAGCATGATGCGGCCGGGTGGCTGGGCAAGGCGGATGCCGCCATCGCCGCCACCATGCAGGCCGCTGTCCTGGCCGGCCCCCAGGCCGGGCAGGTGTGGCAGGCCATGGCGGGGCTGCGGGCGGCGCTGGCGCGCGACCTGCAGAGCCTGATGGGCCGGCTGCCGGCGGTTACCACCCTGACGGTGCCGGCTGCGACGCAAGCCTGGGTGGTGGCGAACCACCTGGCGGGCGACACGCCGGCGACCATCATCGGCCAGTATCGTGACCTGGTCGCGCGCAACCGTCTGCGCCAGCCGGCGCAGATTTCCGCCGGCGCGGTGCTGGAGCGGCTGGCGTGAGGCAACAGGACCGCTGCGTGGTCACCATTGCGGGCAACCAGATCGCGGCCTGGACGGATATCGAAGTGGTGCGGGACCTGACGGAGCTGGCCGGCAGCTTCACATTGCGCGGCATTGATGCCGCCCGGCTGGCGGCGGCGCTGGGGCAGGCGGATGCCGCGCCGGCGGCCATTCTGGCCTGCGGCGATGCCGTGCAGATCGCCCTGGATGGCGACCTGGTGCTGGACGGGTATGTGGATCGCCTGACGCTGCGCGCCGGCGATGGCGGCCTGACGATTGACCTGGTTGGCCGGGACAAGGCGGGCGACCTGGTGGACTGCGCGGCTGCGCCGGCCGGGCCGGTGGAATACCGCCAGCAGACCATCACGCAGATCGCGCAGGCGCTGGTGCAGCCTTTCGGGCTGACGGTGCAGGCGGATGCCGATGTGGGCGCGGCACTGCCGCTGCTGGGTCTCGATGCCGCGGAGACCGTGGCGGCAGTGCTGGCGAAGGCCGCCAAGCTGCGCGGGCTGCTGGTGGTCAGCGATGGCGTGGGCGCCATCCGGCTGACCAGCGGCGGCCAGGGCGAAGTCATGGCGCCCGTCGCGCTGCGATTCGGCGGCAATATCCTGCAGGTGGATGCGCTGCTGTCCTGGGAGGACCGTTACTCGCTGACGCTTGTAAAGGGGCAATCGGCGGCGGCCGCGCTGGCCTATGCCGGCGTCATGCCGGTGGATGTGGATGCGGCGGCGGGCGCGGCCGGGGTGGATGCAGCGGCCCCGGACAGCACGGCCACCCGGTCCGCGCTGTCCCGCGTGGCGCAGGCGGGGCAGGCGGAGGATGCGGAGATCTCCCGCTATCGCCCCCGCGTGCTGCTGGCGGAAACCCAGGCCGGTGGCGCGGCGGCGCAGACGCAGGCGAATTGGGCGGTGCGCGTCGCCCGCAGCGCCGGCCGCAGCGCCACCTATACGGTGGCGGACTGGCGGGCGGGGGATGCGCGGCAGCTCTGGCGGCCAAACACGCTGGTGTCTGTGGACGATCCCTATACCGGGCTGGTGGAAGACATGCTGATCGCCGGCGTGGCGTATGAGTGGAGCGAGAACGGTGCGCGCACGAAGCTGCGCGTGGTCGGGCGCCATGCGCTGGATCTGCTGGCGGAAACCGAGGCTTCGCGCCCCCGGCCGGTGGGACGGGTGACGCCGCGCCGCGCCCCGGTGACCCGCGGCGCCGCCCGCGCGCCGCGGGCGCTGGATGGCACGGCGGAACCTCTGACGGCCGAATGAGAAGGGTCTGAACGATGCCTCAGCCATCTATTCTGCGCGGCGTGGTCCTGGCCGTGAACGATAGCGGCGGCATCCAGACCGTGGATGTCGAGACGCATCCCGACGTGGTGCGGACCGGCGTGCCGGTGTTTTCCGCCTATGGCTTCAGCGCGGTGCCGCCGGCCGGCAGCGTGACGCTGCTGCTGGCGGTGGATGGGGACCCCGGCAACCTGGTGGCACTGCCCGCCACCCTACCCGGCGCCCGCCAGGGCGATGCAGCGGCCGGCGAAGTGGCCTTCGCGGATGGCCAGGGCAACCGGGTGGTGATCCGCCAGGGCGGCATCGCCGAAGTGGTGGCGGCGACAAAGATCAAGCTGACCGCGCCGCTGGTCGAGATCCACGGCGATGTGCAAATAGCCGGCACGCTGACCGCGACCACGGTGCAGGACGCGACCGGATCCATGGCCACGATGCGGTCGCTGTTCAACACGCACCGCCACGGCGGCGGCGCCGGGCCCACGCCCACCATGACCTGATCCCTCGCAGGCGCGAGGGTGCCTGCCACACCTTGCGCGCGCGAGATTGCGGCGATGCCTGCCGATATCGCGCTCGCCTGGGATGCCGCCGCGCGCCGCTTCGATGTGGCGGTGGTGAATGGCGACCTGGCCCTGGATGCCACGCCGCTGACGACCATGGCGCTGGCGCTGCTGCAGGATCGCCGCGCGCGCCCGGATGATACGCTGCCCGACACCCCGACCGATGCCGCCGCCCCGCAATCCCTGCGGCTGCGGCGCGGCACGCCGCTGGATGCGCTGACCACGGACCGCGCCGGGTCGCGGCTGTGGCTGCTGGCGCGGGCGAAAACGAGTGAGGCAACGCGCCTGCTGGCCATGGAAGCCGCGCGGGAAGCGCTGGCCAATACCGCCGCTGGCTTCGGCCTGCCGGCCAGTGTGGATGCGGTCTATCGGGGCAGCGATACGCTGGGCCTGGTTGCCCGGCTGGGTGGCGCGGCCGTCAGCATTCAGCGGAGCACCGGCTGATGCCCTGGCCGATCCCCACCCCGGAACAGCTGTTCAACCGGCTGGCCGGCGGCCTGGAAGCGGGCGTGCCGGGACTGAACGCGCGCAGTGGCAACAGTCTGGCCGGCATTCTGGCCGGGGTGCAGGCCCTGGGGGCGCAGGACACCTGGCTGTATTTGGCTTCGCTGGCTGAGGAGCAGTTCGCGGATACCGCCGCCGATGTGGCGCGGCATGGCGGGATCTGGGGCGTGTCCCGGCTGCTGGCCACGGCCCCCACCGGGCAGGTGGCGCTGAACGGTCTGGCCGGGGTGGTACTGCCGGCCGGCATCGGCCTGGCCGCCGCCGGCGGTGCGGTCTACGTCACCCAGGCCGCCATCACCCTGGCGGGCGGCGGCGCGGATCTGGTGACGGTCACCGCCCTTGCCACCGGTACGGCCGGCAACCTTGCGGCCGGCGCCACGCTGGTGCCCAGCGCGCCGATCGCCGGCTTGACCAGCGCGACGGTCGCCGCCGGCGGCCTGGTCGGCACCGACGATGAAGCGCTGGAAGCCTGGCGCGCCCGCATCCTGGCCCGCATCCGGCTGGGCGCCGATTACGGCCAGGCCGGCAGCTATGCTAGGGCGGCGCTGGGGGTGGCTGGCGTGGCCTATGCCGCCGAAAAGCCCGGCTGGCTGGGCGCCGGCACGGTGGGCGTGGTGGTGGCCATGGCCGGCCCGGCGGTGCCGAATTCCACTCAGCTTGCCATCGTACAGGCCGCGCTGGACGCCATGCGCCCGGTCTGCGCCAGCGTCACCGCCGTGGCCGCCAGCCTGTTGCCGGTGGCGGTGACGGTGCACCTGGTGCCCGATACCGCGGCCACCCGGGCGGCGGTGCAATCCGCGCTGGCCTTGTTCTTCCAGACCGAAGCGGCGATCGGCGGCACGCTGTACGCCAGCCGGCTGGATGAAGCGATCAGCAGCGCATCCGGCGAATACGCCCATACCCGCAGCCTGCCGGCCGGCGACGTGACGCTGAGCGCGGCGCAGCTTGCCACGCTCGGCACCGTGAGTTTCATCTGATGGCCCGCGCCCCCGTCGCCGTGCTGGAGGCTTTGCTGGCCCTGCCAGCCGGCGGCCAGGCGCTGCCCATGGCCGATGCCGGCAGCCGCTTTGCCGGCCTGCTGGCCGGCGTGGCTGGCGAGCTGGCGCTGGTCGAGGCCAATGGCGAAGCGCTGGTGAGCGAAAGCGACCCGCGGCAAGCGGACAAGTTGTTGCCGGACTGGGAACGCCTGGCCGGCCTGCCGGACCCCTGTGCCCCGGCCTTCGCCTTGGACGGCACCCCGCTGCTGACCCTGGCGCAGCGCCGCGCCCTGGTGATGCAGCGTATCACCGCCCGCCGGACCTTCCGGCCGGCGGATGTGGTCGCGCTGGCGGCGGCGATTGGCGTGCAGGTGACGGTCACCGAGGGCTTCGAGGCGACCTGCGAAGCCACCTGCGAGACCCCGGTGATGGATGCGGCGTGGCGCTTTGCGTTCACCGTGCAGGCGCCCGCTGCCACGGTGACGGATGCCACTTGTGAAGACGGATGCGGCACCCCGCTTCGCGCGTGGGGGAACGCCGCGATGGAGTGCCTGATTAGCCGCGCCACCCCGGCGCATCTGACCTCAATCTTCGCCTACGGAGCCTGAATTATGCAACGGGTGACGCGATCAACGGCGGTGACCACTCTGCCCGCGGTGCCGTCTTCGCCGGGTGCGCCGGGGTATTTCGGCGGCGGCAATCCTGGCAGCGGCGCGCCGGCGACGGTGCCGGGCTACGAATGGTTCAACGGCGTTCAGGAAGAGCTGATTAACCTGATTCTTGCCGGCAACCAGGTGCCTTCGGCGGCCAATAACACGCAGCTGGTGGCGGCGCTGGCTAACCTGTTCCCCGGCATGATGAACGGCAGCTACAGGTCGCTGGGCACCACCGGTTTCATGGTGTTGCCGGCCGGCCTGACGCTGCAATGGGGGACGTATTCTGGCAGCCCCACCTCGTATGACGGCTTCGGTTACGAGAAGACGAACATCGCCGTCACGTTCCCGATCGCGTTCAACACCCAGTGTTTTGTCGTCCAAGCGACGGCGATCGATATCGCATCGGTGCCCGGCTACGAAGGCGCATGGGTGTCCGGACTTTACGCGGGCGGATTTACAGGCTGCGTTCGGGGCAAGAATTCTGGAACGACCATCACCGCTATGTTCCTGGCCGTGGGAGCGTGAGCATGATCTTCCATTCCGGATCGACCCGCAGTTTCTATCGCAGCGACGTGCACGGGAACGCCATCCCGGCCGATGCTGTGGAGGTTTCGGAGGAGCGGTACGCCGAGCTGATGCACGGCCAAGCCAGCGGCCAGGAGATCGTGCCAGGGCCTGACGGCCCAATGGCGCAGACCCCGGCGCCGCAGCGGGTTACAGAGGCCAGCCTGCGAAGCAAACGCGACGCTTTGCTGGCGGCCAGCGACTGGACGCAGCTGCCCGACGCTGCGCTGAGCGACGCTCAGCGGGCAGCTTGGCGGGCGTATCGGCAGGCGTTGCGCGACTTGCCCGGCCATCCCGGCTGGCCGGGCGCCATCACCTGGCCGGCGCCGCCGGCCTGATGGTCACGCCGCTTTCCATAGAGCTGACCTTCTTCCCGGACACCGGCGCCCGCCGGCCTGCCGTGCTGGTCGGGCAGACCATCCGGTCCCATGCCGGGTTCCGCACGGAAGCGGGCGCGCTGGTCCAGCCGGGCGGCTTGACCGTCACGGTAAAGCGGCCGGATGGTGTTCTGGTGACCATGCCGCCCGAGCAAATCGGGCTGGATGCCGATGGCCGCTATCGCGTCGACCTGACCGCGGACGTGCCCGGCACCTGGGGCGTGCAGTGGCGCTGCGCGACGCCTGGCGAGGCGGTGCGGGAGAGGGAGTTCGCGGCGCAACCGCAGCAGGTGGTGCCTGGCGATCCGGGGCCTGTGCTGGTCATGGACGATCTGGGCCCGCCGGTGACCCCTTCGGGCGGCCCCTTCACCGCACGGCGCGTGAGTTACTTGCCAGTCTTCGAACACGCGGACGGCCTGATCCTGATCGCGGTGGAAAACGGCGAGCTGAAGGCGCTGCCGTTTGGGTCCTTGCCCAGCGCAAACACGGCTTTCCCAGTGCTGCGCGTAGGCACCAATATGGGCGACGGAACCGGCTTGCAGCTGGGCGGGACAGGTCCCGGAGAATCCGCAGGCGCCTGGTTCAAGAAGGACGGCCACGCCAACTGGACGGTGCTGCAGACCGGCCAGCCGTATGGCGGCACCGAATTCAACATCTATGGCAACCCGGCACAGGGCGACTGCGATTTGCCGGCCGGCACGAATCGCGTCCTGATCAAGACTGCGAACCTGCTGCCCCAGACAGCATGGATCGGCGATCCCCTGCTGATTGGTGTGATCGGCGGCTTCAAGATCACGGCGATCAACACCGCCACGCCGCCAGCGGGTTATGTGGCCGAAGTCACCGTCAGCCAGTGGACTGACGCGCCTGTAGCTTGGGGGGCAGCTCAAACCAACTGGACATGGACGTACCTTATCACGCGGGCGCAAGGCTTTTGCGACATATCGGGCACCACCGTCACCTGGAAGTCGGGCGATAAATTCATCCCCTTCCGTGGTTCTTATCTGAGGTTCGCTGGACAGAAATACTCGGTGGTGGCCGGCACGCCCACAAGCCTTACCTTGGATGCTGCGCCCGGCAATGCGGTGGGCGTCGCCTTCGATCAAAAGCAGGATATCGATCAACAGGTCTCTGGCTGGCATGTGCAGTTGCGATCCGGGGAAAAGGAAGAAACGCTCGGCGCTTTTGCCCGCGCAGGCTGGGGATACGATTTCTTCAGCTACAGCGACAATGCGAAAGGCGCGATCACCTACCCCATCCGGTTTGCCGTTGGCTACGACGGCACCACGGTTCAGTACCTGTTCGGGCTTTTCCCCGGCACCGATGTTCAGGCAGTCAGTCATCAGGACGGCTTCGTCACTCTGGGGCATGGCATTCCGGGGCAGGAATCGGTGCGTGTGCTACGGACGCCCGGTAGCGTGGCCTGGGTAGAGTTTGCCGGCGGGCCAGCGGGCGCGTTGCCATCCCTGGCCGCACGGGGCGCGGCGGCTGACGTGACGGTGGGTTACGACGCAAAGGGGCTGGGTGGCCATCGGTTCACGAATGGCAGTTATGCCAGGACCTTGCTGGATATTTTCGGAACCGCCACGGCCACCGGGTTCTTGGATGTGCTGGCCGATAACGGGCAGGTCCAGCTGATTGCCACGGCCATGCCGGGGAAAGCCGCCGATGTCGTGCTGGGCGCCAGCAATGGCGTGGCGCGGCTGAACTACACGCCGGCGGCGGGCAGCAACAGCCAAGAGCTGGCACCGACCTCGTGGGTAAGGAATACCGCCCGCCTGCGGACCGAGGCGACCTATACGTTCTTTGCCGAGCTGGCGCCCACGCTGAACCAGGTGGTCGCCGCCTTCCCCGTGGCCAGCAGCGGCCGCATCCCGGCCGGGCTGGTGGGCAGCAGCATGCTGGCTGAAACACCCATTACCGGCGCGGCCGCGGTGCAGCTGTGGGACGGCGCCAGCTGGACGACGATCGGCACTTTCACTTTTTCGGGCGGCGTGCAGCCCAGCTTGTCCGGCGCGCCGGTGGCGGACCTGCCGGTGACCGAAGGAACGCATCGGCTGCGCGTGATTGCCACCAGCCCGTGGACGAAGGCCAGCCTTGAAGTGCGGCTGAAACAGCTATGAAAGGGACCTGATCGATGCAGTATTCCGTAGCCGCCCGAAATGCCGAGCTTTCCGGCCTGAGCACCACGCTGGGCGCCAGCAGCCAGATCCTGCTTTATGCCGGGGCGGCGCCAGCAAACGTGGCCGCCGCCGCCAGCGGCACGCTGGTAGCGACCTTCGCCAGCTTGACTTACAGCGCCCCGGCTAGCGGATCCATGACGCTCAGCGGGACCGCGACGGCCACCGCCGCTTCGGCGAATACGGGCGCCATCGGGTACTTCCGGGCCGCCACCAGCGGCGGCACCGCCCATGTGCAAGGGCTGGCCGGCATGGCGCAGGCCCTCACCACCAGCGCGGCGACGGCGGCCAATAATGGCGTGCTGACATTTGGCAGCGCGGTGGACACCACGAAGATCGCGGTGGGCATGGGCGTGTCCGGCACCGGGGTGCCGTCCGGCGCCACGGTCGCGGCGATCAGCGGCAGCACCGTGACGTTGTCCGCGCCCAGCACGGCCGGCGTCGCCAGCAGCGCGACGATCACTTTCACGCCGGAAATGACCCTGGACAATTTCAACGTGGTGAGCGGCCAGTCGATCACGCTGAACAGCCTGACCCTGACCGCGTTTGGGGCCTGATAGATGGCGGTCGTTGTAGATCGCGTTCAGGAAACCAGCACCACGCTGGGGGCTGCGGCCTATGTCCTGGGCGGCGCCGTGGCTGGCTATCAAACCTTCGCCGCAGCCCTGAGCACAGGATCGGTCGTTCCCTACGCGGCGTTCGATGTCAGCGGCGCCGGCTGGGAAACCGGCCTTGGGACTTACAATGCGGCGGCTAACACGCTGGCGCGCACCACCATTCGTGCCAGCAGCAATGCCGGCTCGGCGGTGTCCTGGGGCAGCGGCACACGCCAGGTGTTCATCACGCCCACGGCCGCCGATGGCGTGGCCGCGATGCTGGAAGCTCTGAGCACCACCCAGGGCGCGCTAATTTATCGCGACGCTGCGGCGTGGGCCGCGCTCGCACCGGGCACGGCGGGGCAGGTGCTACAGACCGGCGGCGCCAGCGCAAACCCATCGTGGGCGACGGTCAGTAGCGGCGCGTTGTTTGCGCCAGTGCCGCAATCCGGCGCCTATTATTCAATGCCGGGATCACTAACGGGCGGATTAACAGGCGCAGCTAGAATTTATCTCATACCGTTTGTCATCATTGGGACGGCGACGCTCAAAACTATTAGCGTGCAAATTGGCGCGCAAACGAACAGCGGCAGCATTGCGGCCGGTGTTGTCGCAGATAACAATGGAGTGCCCGGAACAGCGGTTCTTTCCCAGGCTTCGATGACTGCGGTTGCGAACAGCACAAATACCATTACTTTGCCAGCGGGCGGACAATCTGTATCAGGGCGGTTTTGGGTCGTTTTTTGTGCCACCGTAAACATGAATATAACAACGTTTGGTGCGCCTGCCGGTGGGGGCATATATGGTGCCGGCCCTATTCAACCCTATCTGACAGGCGCTGCGTCCATCGCGAATGCGTTCAGCCAAGGCCCAGTGGTCTGGACCAGCACAAGCACTCCCGCCGCGTCTATTCCGACACCGCTGGCGGGATTGAGTCGATCTGAAATTGTGTTTCCTGTCCTTGTGCTGGGGTTTTGACATGATTTGCTACGGTCGTATTCAAAGCGGCAAGCTGCTCGACTGCATCTGGACAAACGTCTCATTTGAGGGTTTGCCTCCGGAATATATCGATATCACCGAACAGCCCGGAGACAAAAGGGTTGGGTCCGTTTTGATGGACGGTATTTGGCAAGCGCCGACTATCCGCGTCATCACCCTCGCCGCGTTCCTCGCGCGCTTGACGCCGACCGAATACGCCGGCATGCAGGCTAACCCAAGGCTGGGCTACGCGCTGGCGTGCCAACTTGCCGAGCCGACCGCGACGGTCAACCTCGATAGCCCGCGCATGCCGCAGCTGCTTGGCCTTGCTGTGCAGGTGGGCGCCATCACGCCAGCGCGTGCGGCCGAGCTTCAGCGAGATGGCACGGCTGACGAAGCGGCTGGCTGATGCTGGGCCTTGCACCTCTCGCTGGCGCGCCGCTTGCCGGCCAGATATCGTCCACGGGGCTCGCCACCCTGCAGGCGGCAATCGTCGCCACTACCGGGCGGGATACCCTGGCCGCCGCGCTGACCGGCTGGGTGGCGGCAGCTGGAACGTTGAAGCCCGGGTCGGACGCTCTGGCAGCCGCGCTGGCCGTCCGCTTGGCTGCCAGCGCCGGGCTGACTGCTGCGCCGGATAGCCTGGTTGCCGCCCTGGCTGGCCGCATCAGCGGCACTGCGGCACTGGCCCCGGTGGCCGATGCCATGGCCGCATCCCTGGCAGCGCGGATCGGGGTAACGGTTGCCGCTTCGCCGGGGGCGGATACGGTAGCCGCCGCCCTGGCCGCGCGGATCGGCGCCTCCGGCGTGCTGCTGACCCGGGCGGATGCCCTGGCCGCGCAGCTTGGAATGCTGTCCCGCGCCAATGCCGCGCTGGTGGCCGGCCCGGATGCCTTGGCGGCCGCGCTGGCCGCGCGGATCGGCGGCAGCGCCAGCCTTCAGGGCGGCCGGGACACCTTTTCGGGCAGCCTGGTGCTGCTGGTGCCGGACACCGGCGGCCGGCTGGTGATGATCATCGTCACCTGATGCGGGCCCGCACGCCCGCGCCTGCGGGGCTACTCGCCGCCGCCGCCCTTCACCTATTGATTTGGTATCAGGCCTGGAGACGCCGCTGATGCTCGCCTTGCTGCTGCCGGCGCTTGCGCCGATCCTGGATCGCCTCGCCGCGCTGATCCCAGACCCCGAGGCCCGGGTCAAGGCTGCCGCCGAAGCGCAGGCGCAGCTGATGACCGCGCTTCAGACCTCTGATTCTCAACAGACCGGGGCCAATGCCCAGGAAGCGCAGAATGCCTCGCTTTTTGTCGCGGGCTGGCGCCCGGCCGTGGGCTGGGTCTGCGCTGCCGCGCTGGCCTATCAATATCTGGCCGTGCCCCTGCTGTCCTGGGCCTTTGCCGCGCGGGGGCTGAAGGTGCCGCCCCTGCCCACGCTGGATGGCAGCCTGTGGGAGCTGCTGACCGGCATGCTGGGCTTGGGCGTGCTGCGCAGCTTCGAGAAAGCCCGCGGCGTCGCCACCGAAAGCCTGCGGCCGCTGACGCGGGGGCGATAGCATGGGCGCCCCGCAAGCCGCCGGCGCGGCGCCCGCCTCTCGGTTCGAGGCTTGCCTATCGGTTATCCTGGCCGCCGAGGGCGGCTTTGTGAACGACCCGCGCGACCCCGGCGGGGCCACCAATCTGGGTATTACCGCCCGCACGCTGGCAGCCTGGCGGCATGCGCCGGTCAGCACGGACGATGTCCGCCACCTGGGCCGGGGCGAAGCGGCGGCGATCTATCGCGCGCATTACTGGAACACCGTCCGGGGGGATGACCTGCCGGCCGGCGTGGACCTGATGGTGTTCGATTTCGGGGTGAATGCTGGGCCCGCGCGGTCCGTGCGGCTGCTGCAAGACGCGGTCGGGGCCTTCCCGGATGGGGCGATCGGGCCGGCGACGCTGCGGGTGGTGCGCGGGGTTAACGACATCGGCGGCCTGGTCGACCGGCTGGCGGCCGCGCGCGTTGCTTATTACCGCGGGCTGAGCACTTTTGGCGCTTTCGGCCGCGGGTGGCTGAAACGGGTGGACCAGGTGCGGGTAAAGGCCCGTGCGATGGTGCGTTGAGAGGGGCTGTTTAGGCAGGAATGAGAGCGGTCTTAGAGGCTGCTGTGACAAAGGGTTTTGAATTCCAAGATTCTTCAAAACCCAGATGGCACGAATTCAAAAGTCAGCTGGCGCGCTACAACGGTCTGGTATGGGCGGTGCTGCTGGTCACGCTGGCCTACGGCGCGCTCGGATTTGCCGATGATTGGCTGAAGGTCAC